TACAAAAACGGTGAAAATCAAAATAGTGCACTCCAAACCACTTCATACAATTATCTTTAAGCCATTTACTTATTTCAGTTCCCCTCTCATATCCAGTATACGGTGTTTTATCAATGATTGTAAAAGTTGCCCCGCAATGTTTAAAAATATCACGAATTTCTTCAAGATCATGACCATTTCGCATTGAAGCCGATATTACTACACATGTATTAGTTTCTTCACACAATGTATTAATTAATGACATTACTCTTGGACACATATTTTGTTCATAATATTCATACTTGGATATTTCATTCGCTTTAAATTTTTTTCGTAAAAATTTAGTTATTATGCGATGAATAGGTTTTTTGTTTGATTTAAATATAATGTCACCAAATTTCTCTTTATAGAAAAGGTCTGAATTGTATACACCATCTACATCCAAAAACAATAAATTTTTAAACTTATTAAGTTCTATTTCCATTTTATTTACTTCTGGCTCAACCATTCTTCAACTCTTTTATCACGTTCTTCAAATGTTTCAACCAGTGCTTTTCCGCCAGTATGATTCTGAATAAGTATAGCTAAATCAGTTCTGAAATTTTCCAGTTCTTTATTATTATCAAAATAGAAAGAACCTTCAAAATTAAATGTTGTGGGATTTTCGCCCCCAACAATAATATGAAAACCATTTATTTTCATGATTTTTAAAAGATTGGTTAATAATTTTTTCGTAATTTTCATGTCCTTTATACGTAAGTGTTATATAAAAGGTTACAAATTTTTTTATTAATTTTCATGCAAATATACTAAAATTATTAGAAACAACAATATTTACAATTATTTTTTTGAAAAAATTTGTTAATTAAATAAATTGTATTACTTTTGCTTTTTAAATATTTCATTATGGAAGAAATAAAAAAACACTTAGAATATGAATATAATCGTGCAGATAATGCATGGTGGAGTTCATTAAGTTCTCGTGACTCTAAAAAAGAAGAATTAAAAAAACTTCAAATTGAAGTTAGTTTTTTAGAAGAAGATGTGAAAAAATATGAAAAAGAAAAAGAATATTTCAACAAATTATTGACTGAATTAAACGAAAACGAAGAAAATAAAATATGACATGATTTAATTGAAGATTCTTAGTATTTATATAAAAATTTCAATTATGTACATATATAAAATAACAAATAAAATTAATCAAAAAATTTATATTGGTAAACATGCATCAAAAAGAAAGAACTATTGGGGTTCAGGTAAAAGAATAAGATTAGCAATAAAAAAATATGGTAAAGAAAATTTTCTTCAAGAAATTATTGAATATTGTGAAAATGAAGAGCAATTATCTAATCGTGAAATTTTTTGGATTAATTATTTTGATGCAAGAAATGAAGATATTGGTTATAATATTTTAGAAGGTGGTGAGGGAAATAGCATTATATGTAAAGGATATTGGCTAAATAAAAAATTGAGTGACGAACATAAAAAAAATATATCGAAATATCATGCGGACGTAAGTGGTGAAAAAAATCCAATGTTTGGAAAAACACGTAGTGAATCATTTAAGGAAAACTTAAGAAAAATAAGAACAGGTTTTAAATATTCAGAAGAAACAAAATTAATAGAATCAAAAAACAATATGGGTGCTAAGAATTCAAATTCTAAATTAACTGATGAAAATGTAATTGAAATTCGAAAAGCATATGAAAATGGAATAACAATGAAAGACCTTGCAAATAAACATAGTGTAAATAAACCCTGTATATGGAAAATAGTTCATAACTATACTTGGAAACATTTAATTTAATATGACATGAATAAATTAATTTTTAAAGATTTAAGAGAAATTGCACGTAAACAATATAATGATGCGAATTGTAAGTATGGTAATAATGAATATATCTATCATATAGACATGGTATCTGATGCTATTGAAAAATATCAAAATGTGTTTATAAATCAAAACGATTATTTTAATACTTATGTGGCATCTCTTTTTCATGATAGTATAGAGGATGCAAGACAAACTTTTAATGATATGAAAGGCATAATAGGTATTGAAGCAGCAAGAGTTGTTCTTAGAGTAACTGATGTACCTGCAGAAAACAGACTTATGAGGCATTTGCTTACAATGGGCAAAACTGTTGAAGATTATCGTGCAATCATTCTAAAAATGGCTGATATGTGGGCAAATGTCACATACAGTAAAACAAGTGGTGGAACTATGTATATTAAATATGTTGATGAATACCAATATCGTAAACCGATATTTCAATCAGCATTAAAATGGTATATACAATATCTCGATCAAATTCTACTTGCTGAATTATGGGAAGAACTTGATTATGCTCATGGGGTAAAAGGAACTTATTTGAATTTAAAATTAATATAATAAAAAAAGTAAATTATGATATTCAAAAACAAATTGTAAATGATTATGAAAAAAACGTATCGAATTATGAATTGGTTATATGATAATTCAACCATTTATTTGGCAAGAAAATATAATAAATTTAAAAATTTTAAATTAAATAACAATTTTTTGTAACCTTTTCAATAAGATTTACGTATAAATAGGCAATATAATAAAATAATGAACAACGAAAAACGATATTTATTTCTCGATCTTGATGACGTTATGGTGACTACAAGACAACATTTTGCAAAAAAATTACATCCAAAGTATATGACAGCACCTTTTGATTCTAAATGTGTTAAAGTGCTGAATGAAATTATTGATACAGCAAAACCACTTATTATACTTACCAGTGACTGGAAATTAAGATTTAAACTTGATGTCATAAATGAAATCTTTAAAGATAATGGAGTTGCCGATGTTGTTTTTGATTACACACCAGATTTTTGGGGCACACAGTTTAAAAGTATTCAAGAAATCGATACTTGTCGTGGATTTGAAATTCTTAAATATGTTCATCAATATCAAATTGAAAAGTACGTTGCGGTGGATGACCTTGATCTCAGACCTTGGCTGATTGATCATTTTGTACAATGCACACATGCAACTGAAGGAATAAAACAAAGTGGCGTTAAAGAAAAAATATTGAAAATTTTAATGTAAAACTATGTATAACTTTATTTTTATGAAAAATAAAAAACAGGTGTTTCTTAATTGGAATAACAGATGCTATTATACAAACAAAATTTTAAATAAAAATGTTGATTATAATGATTTGATATTTCCAGTTATTGACCATAAAATTAGTGTCTATTTTGGTTTTATTAATGATGTTGATTTTAAAATTATTGGGGGATTAGATAATTTATGCATTTGTTCAAGAGAAATTAATGGAAAAAGGGGAATTATGTGTGAAAATGAATTTAAATTAAAAATAAATAAAATATGAAAAGTAAACTTGTTTGTTGTGATATAGAAACAGACGGTCCATATATGCCAGATTATTCAATTATTTGTTTTGCAGCAATTGTTGTTGAACCCTCATTATCTAAAACTTTTTATGGTAAAATGAGACCAATTTCAGATAAATGGAATCCAGAAGCATTAGCAATTAGTGGTTTTAGTCGTGAAGAACATTTAACTTTTGATGAACCAGAAAAGGTTATGAAAGAATTTGCCGAATGGTTAAAAATCAATTCTAAAGGGTCACCAGTTGGAATTTCAGATAATAATGGTTATGATTTTGGAGTATGTCTTAATTATTATTTTCATAAATTTTATGGTTCAAACCCACTGGGTTGGTCGTCAAGACGTATCGGAGATTTATTTTGTGGTGCTGAACATGATATGTATTATCGATGGAAAAAACATAGAATAACAATCCACAATCATGACTGTCGATGTGATGTAAAAGGAAATGCTGAAGCATTATTGTATTTATCAAAAACTTACAACATTAAATTGCCATAAAGGTATGATAACACATCAAGAATTTTTAATCAAATTAATGAAAAATAATATTCACTACAAAAATAAAGAATTTGAAGTAATTGGTGAATATAAAAAAATGAAAGATTATGTTTTAATAAAAGATAATTTTGGATTATTAAAAAACATACCTTATGACCTTCTACAAGGAAGAAAACCTACAGTACAATCTGCTTTAAATAAATATGAATATATTATAAATAAATTTAATTATATTCATTCTAACAAATATGTTTATAAAAAATTTCTTTATTTAAAAGAAACCACAGAATTTGAATTTATTTGTTCCAAACATGGTATAATAAAAACGTTGGTTAGGTATCATTTAAGACATGGATGCCCCAAATGTGGAACGGAGCAAGCAAAAAGTTGCATACAACCCAAATCATTAATTGATTTTATGAATGAATCTAATGTTATACATAATAATAAATATAATTATTTTAATGCTATATATATTAATACTTCCACTAAGTTAATAATAACTTGTCCAATACATGGTGATTTTTTACAAACACCCAATAAACATTTACAAGGTAGAGGTTGTAAAAAATGTAGTAGAGAAAATAATAATTTTATAAAATCGAATTGGATTTCCAAAGAGGGATTGGCAACTTTTTATGTTTTAAAATGTTGGAATAAAAACGAAAATTTTTATAAATATGGCATTTGTACTGGAGAAATAGAAAATAGATATAATTCAAAAACAAAAATGCCTTATAATTATGCAATAGAAATTAAAATACAAAATTTTGACAGGTCAATAATTTGGGAAACGGAAGAAAAATACAAGAAAAATAATTTATTAATTCAATATAAACCTCAAATTTATTTTAAAGGTTCATCAGAATGTTTTATTAAAAATTGACACCAAATAAAATTTATTATGACAAATTATAAAAAAGACACACCAAGACTTACAGTTAAGTTTATTGATACAGATACTGAAAAAACAATTCTTGAATTAAAAGATAGAACTTGGCTTACGATTGGTGAGTTACTCACAGACTATACCGTTGATTCAATTGTTAAAAATGAATTAAAAGATAAAAAACTACCCAAAAACATAATGGTGCTTGTAGTAGCCGAATATACCTTGCAATAAAATATTCTATTTTTTTGTAACCTTTTTAATGTTGTTTACGTATAAGACTCATAACATTAAATTTAAAACTATGAAAAAAATGATTTTTATTATCGCAATCATTCTCACTGCAAACGCAGTATCTGCTCAGTTATCTGGTCTTCTTGGATATATTAAAGAAAGACCAGCATATGAATTTTCTCATGTCCCGTTCGCAGTTAAACAGGGTGCAGATGGTAGGTTTGTATATGATCTAACTCCGCAGAAATTTCAGCAAATGATCAATGAAACTACTTGGATGAAAGATTATTTAAGTACAAAAACATATTCATTTTTCAAAGACGGTAAGTTTTATATGCTTTCATATGATACTTGTAGTAACTGTAATAGAAGTCCTTCTGTGAATAAGCCAATTGAAAGAGGATTATATTTATTCCGTCTGGATAACGGTAACTGGACTAAAGCATGCTATGAACCAGTACAAGTTGATTATTTTAGTATGGATTCAAGCATATTTATACCAAATAAAGGTCAATACACCATTTGGTCAGCTTATTGTTATTTTCCTTGGAGAACTGCAGGTGATTTACCTGAAGATAAAGGACAGTTTGGTGATGGAGTAAAAGATGGTAGTGTAACCATATCAGATAATGGTGAAGTTACAATAGTACTTGTAAATCATAAATATTATTCCAATTACAGAAGAAAAATAGCTGATAAATTTTCTTTTGAAAACAGAACAGTTGTTCTTGTACCATATAGTTTTGATAATAAAGTAATGTATTCAATAGCTATCAGACCAATTTCATACAGCTCTGAAAACAATAAATAATGATAAATGTTGTACCGTATATTCAAACAATTGGGACTGAAATATATAAGAAATTCATTTCAGTCCCTTTTTCTGTAAATTTATTGTATCCTACAACAAAAGAAGAAGGTGTCCAAGTATTATTCGATGACTGGCATGGTAAGAATATGGGTACATATTGTAAATTTGCAAATGAAGAAAAAATAACTCTTGAATTTTATGCAGAATATTATACTGTTTACAAGAATATGAAAAAATACATATTACCATTGCCTCAAACCATTAATGATTTTATCAATGATATGGACAGGTTTAAAGTTCAACTTTACTGGACTGAATGGGTTGATCAAAACTTCGAACCAAAAGATTATCTGAATGTTAATAAAATTGAAGAGTATTTTACACACTTATTGATCAGGATGCAGAAAGAACAAGATTTGGACTAATTCTTGCAATTTTAAATTATTTTATTTACCTTTGACCTTTATAATATGAACATAGAAAAAAAATATTGGGATATTTGGGATAATATAACCTTTAAGACTATCAGTTATCATAAAAATTTTGATTTGGTCAATGATGATGAAAGTCTTATTACTGAATATTGTGGGACAATATCTCTTATAAGATTAGCTGAATATAAACCACCACTTCTTATGGGTGAATTTGAACTTTCAACATGGAATATTGAATTAGGTAATAAATTTAATGCTAACATTAATAAGTTAATTAAATGTCACAAAATTGATATTGTTTACAGTGAATTGATGAATGTCATTAAAAAGGGAGATATTGATGTTAATAAATTCAATAAAATAGTTTTTGTTAACAATGTTATTCTTCGTCCAGAATTCAGAAAGTTTGGTTTAACCGAAGAATTGGTTGAATTGTTATATAGAGAACATTATGTTAATGGAGGTACAATTATTGCACTGGTAATGCCTCTTCAAAACAATCCAATTGATACTGAATATTATTTTAAGGAAAAAATTGTTGAAATTAGACCTTCACTTCAAAATTATAACGAAATTGAACTTATTCCATCAGTTGAATATTATTGTTTAAATGACTTGCTTGAAAAAAAAGATACTGAAAAAAACGAATATAAATTATTTTCGGTTGCAGCAAGATGTGGATTTACACGTATTGGAGAATCATATTTATTTCAATATTCGCCAGAGAAAACAATTGAAAGAATGATTGAAAAAAGAGATTATAAATTAAAGTTAAATTCTTAAATATTATGTCAAAAAAGAAGAACTCAAAAAAGATTGGAAAGCTCAATGCGGGTTATTATCATGAAGCAATTGACAGGGCATATATTGTCGCAAATATGATTGAAGATGTATTGGTTGAGCATCCTGTTTTTATGAAGCATGGAAGACTACGTAGAAGAATTAAAAAAGCACAAAAATTAATTCTTGAAGCATATCAACTTGTTGGAGGATTAGAATATAAATTATTTCCAGATAAAGGTAATAATAAGTAGTTTGTAATTTATTTAAATTTATAAGTATTTATAAAAAATAATAATGATAAAAAATAAGAACATATCAGCAAATTTTAATTATACTCATTGGAATATTAACTCTCGAAAAGTTGATATTGTTCAAAATTTAGACGTACTAAGTTCTCTAATACCCAGAAAAACACACATTTCTGGGCATTTTCATTTAATGCAAGTTAAATTTACTAAAAATAAGACTTGTAAACAACTGATTTTCAATTAAATAATATTACTAAAATTTAAATTTATGAAAAAATTTATCCTATTGTTAATATTTATGCTCTTTTGGTTTTTTATTGATGGGTCTTTTGGCGGTATTGAAAATGACACCATTAAAAATTATGAAATGCAAAGAATTAAAAGAGAAATGTATCTCAAAGGTTTAATTCAACAGATCGAAAGCGAATCTGAAGTAACAATTCCAGATTATGTTGATATTAAATATGTTGAATATATGTATGATCTTTCAAAAAAACTTGATTTACCAACAAGAATGGTTTTCAGACTGGTATATAGAGAATCACATTTTATTGATACCATTGTATCTCGTGAAGGAGCAGAAGGATTTTTTCAAGTAATGCCAGACACGTATGAATTGTACAGAAAAGCACTTCAAGTTGATACTCTTAAACTTAATGATAATCAGAAGAATATTTATATTGGCATGCATATGTTAAAAGATTTATATGATTATTGGATTGAAAAGGGTAAACCCAATAATTATTCATGGAAACTAAGTCTTGCTTGTTATAATGCTGGTATGGGTAAAGTGCTCCATTATCATGGAATTCCACCCTATAAAGAAACAATTAGTTATATAAAATTTATTTTACAACCTCCATTAAATTCTCAATTAGTTACAACTAATTATTTAACAAATAAATAGTATGAAAACATACATCCGAACAGTACATGCAGAAGAATACTCCGATGGCAGCAAAACATTAGGTATTCTTTTAAATCACGATGAAGAAAATTATAAAGAAAGTTTTCCATATATTTACAATCATAAAAATACTATGTATATTTTTTTCAATACAATGGTGGACTTATTTGATTATTTGCTTTATGGTGAAAGCAAAATGAAAAGAGCATATATGGAAGAATTTGAATTTGATAACTTATATGATGCTGATTTCATAAACGGTAAATTTAATGAAGAATTAACTTGGGTTGAATAATATATAATGAAAATAAAACTTTATACTTGCCTTAATTCATTTATGAGCTGAATAACCAGATTTGTTTGTGTTGCTGATTGCAATGCTACAAATTCTAAGGTTTCAACAGGTTTTTCGCTAAAGTTTTCCCAATAATACTTACTAAGTTCGTTATTCGGTAATAGATCAACTGTTTTTTCAAACCAAGAAACTCTGCAATTAACATTAATGGAGAATAATCAAAACCATTAAATTTCCAAACATTAACTGTATCTATAATACCAGACTCCCAAGGTTTAACATTAAATACTCTTTTTAATAAATATGGTAAATATTTAACGGTCTGAAATTCTTTTTTATTAACCATATATCTTTTCATTAAAAGAGGAATATCATAACTAATTATATTATGACCACATAATATTGAAAATATTTGTGGTGACGATTTTGAATCATCCCTTGATATTTCATCCAATACGTACATGAACTGTTCAATAACAACAATTTCATTGTCATTTGCAATCCTTTTTAATTGCCTTTTAAGCTCACCCTTTTCGCTATATGCAGTAGCATATGTTATTGCAACAATTTTGCTGAATTCAGGATGTTGAATAGCATTATCTTCATAAATATGATTTTGAATTAATTGTATTGCTTCCGATTCATTAGTTATAAGTGATTTAACTTCATGAACTTCATTAATTTCACAATTACATTTGACTTTTGAAAGATATTTCCATCGTTCATACATCTTGGAATTCTTTGACTGTAAGTCTGTGAGTGTAGGATAAATTAAAACTGCTTTAACGTTAAAAAAAAGCATGTTAAAAATGCTTTGCGGGTTAAATACATCATCAAATAGTGCCATAAATTATTTTTATTTAAAGGTTTAATACTATGCAAATATACTCAAATTATTTTAATTCTAAAGAAATATTAAAAATAAAATGAAAAAAATTTTTGATAGATGATTGTTTTTTAGATTTAATTTCATTGTAGATATCCTGTACATCATTATAACTATAACCCATTAATTCTTCTTTGGTATACTTCTCGTCATAATGTCTCAATATGTAAGGAATTAATTTCTGACTTTTAAGTGCCTGATTTCTTTTTTTTCTTTCAATTTCTTCGACAAGAATATCAGCGACTTCTTGAATTTCATGAGCAGTTAAATTCTTTTTTCTTGTAGTGTCTTCTTTTAGATATTCAGAAAATGCTTCATAATCTTTGCTATCATCTTCTGAATCGATTGACAATATTTTCTTATCAAAAGCCATAAAAGTTATTTTACAACAGGTTCTTTGATTGAACTATTAACTGTTTCAGTTGCACCGCCAGTATTTGTTGTGGTAATATTTGCAAGTCTTTTAGTTTCCATCTCAGCTTTGGTGCTTCTGTGTCTTTTCGTTTCTTCACCTTCTGGACGCAAACTCTTTTCAAATTCTGCATTAAGATTTTTAAATGAATTTTCTTTGATCTCGTCAAGTTCTTCATAAAATTCTTTAACTTCTTTCTCCAGAGTATTTCTCATTACTGCCATCTTATCGGTAAATTGTTTTTCTTTATCAGCAATTTTTTTATTGGTTGCTATTATGACTACAATAAATGCAACTAAATCATCAATAACAATATCAATGTTTTTTGGAGATATTTTTATTAATTTTCCAGTTTCTTCCTCACTGAGAATTTCACATTTAATTTCTTTGTTTTCATCAAAAACCCATCCTTTTGGTATACCAATTTCCATTTCATACCAGCCTTCCATTGGATTTCTTGTGATTGAAATTAAATAGCCCCTAATTGGGTCTAAAATTGATTCGATTGTTTTCATTAATTATAATATATATGTAAAAAACATCGCTATTGATGCCCAAAGCATTATTTTTTCTGTATTATTTAATATAAAAGTAACATTTTCTTGTTTCAAAGCAAATCTTCCATATACTTTTATAATTAAATCACTTAAGATATAAATTATAAAAATAATGGAAGAAATAAATAAGAACTGATATACTTTTTCAGCTAATATTGTCATCTTTTATCCTTCTCCATGTGTTTGACCCGGGAGTGGTTGTGCTTTTGGTTGTGCAGGCGGGTTTTCTGTCAGTGTTTGATCAGACGTTACTGCTGGTGCAGGGTCTGGAAAATATTGTTGTGTCAATGCCATCTCGCCATTCAAAAGAGTGATCTGTTTAAGTTTTTCTTCCATCTGGTCAATTTTTGACTTATAATTCATGTTAGGGTCTCCAGCAAGACGACCTAATTCAAGTTCTGCATAAAATTTTTCATTACCAAGTTGGTTGATAAGATCAACCTTTAAATTTACTGCCATGTTTTTTTTTTATTTAATAAAATTATTTTTTAAGTTGTAAAAATAGTGAATATAAATACTATATGCAAGAGTTTTTAAACAATCTCCAATATATTTTTTTGCAAATTGACTGATTTATCGTATATGTTGTATATTTCAACGAGAATATTTAAAATATTTTTATTTTTATCATTACTAATTTTGAATATACTTTCCCAAAACTTTTCATAATATTCTAATGAAGTATTTTGATTTATATTCTCTTTATCAATCTTATAAAATTGATGATAATAATAATTATAAAAATATTGTTTTAAAACTTCATTTTTTCTAAAATCAATTTCCTCTAATAAAAATTCATCACAAACTTTTTTAAAACACCAAGAATAGTGATTATAAATATCTTCGTCCTTACTCAGACATTCTTTATCAAGATAATATTTCTGAATATAATACAAGAGATTTAACGTGAAATCTTTAAATATTTCAACCCTGTCTTTAATTATTTGATATCTTTTACTATCATTACCCATTTAAAATTGATTAAAATAATCTTTCTTCATTATATCTAAATCAATATTCCCGTTATATCCATTAATTTGTCCTTGCTCGGTAAATTGCCAAATTTTCCATTCAGTCCAACCAAGTGGAATTAAGGGTAGATTAATTTCAGGATTATTCAAATAAGCTGCTACCCATAGTGAATATGAACCAAATTCATGTGTTGTATTAATATCCAGAAAACTTTTGTATGAATATATTATAACTGAAATATTTTGTGCTTGTAGACTCTGAATAAATGTGGTAATGAATCTGTTCATATGATCTACTTTATTGTCCCAGACAATTGAATTGGCATATGCTTCAATATCTAATGAAAGTGGCAGATCGGCAGTAGGTAAAAAACCAATATGACTAAGGACATTTTGTACTTCTGCATTTGCATCGTCTTCAGGAGAATTTACATCTCCGGGTCTGGCAAAATGATAATAACCAATTTTTACACCGTTCTTTTGAGCTGAAAGAACTCTTGATTTTACATCATAAATATTATCTTCATGTCCAGTTGTACCTTCGGTAATCTTTACGAACGCAAATTGAACTCCTGCTGCTTTTGCAAGACTCCATGTAATGTCCTTTTGATATTTTGAACAGTCAAGTCCGAGAACGCAGTCTAAACTATCTAATCTCTGTTGTGATATTGTTGAAACCATAATCTTCTTTTTCCTATAAATACTTTATAAATAAAATGGGATATAAATTTCTTCATATCCCACAAATATAATAATAAAAATTTAATTTATCAATAATAAATACTAATTAGTGAATTATATTCATCGCTGGTAATTCCAAGTTCTTTCTTGATTTTTACTATTCTAATTTTATTGAGAATTACTGCACTAAATAAGTATAATACTAATGCTGACAATATGATTGCATATAATCCAACAAAAATCTTAATAAATGTTTTGTTTGCATTAAATACTGTACCTAAAAATCCAACAAGAAATAAACCAAGTAATCCATAGGCAATACTGTTTTTCAATTCCATATTCTTTTGTTCTGTACTGGTTGAAAAATATTTGTATGCAAATTTTATAAACTTGCTCGGCAGATGCTTGTTATATGCTGAATCAAATTGTTCTTTAGTTATAGTGCTTATATCTGTCATATTAAAATCCCCTATTTTTCTTAACGTTACTTGTATTGGTAAAAGAATCTGGTTTATAATTAGTTAAATGTTTCATTTTTTCAAACTGTTCATTTATTGGACTCTTTTTACCTATTTGTTCATTTTCATTCAAAATTTGGACAGGATTTTTTGTTGTAAATATATCTTTACCATTGGTGTAATATTTGCATTCAGATAAAATAGTTTCAACACTTTCTTTAACAACAACTTTTTTATCTTGTGATTTATTTTCATATTTATTACCAAATCCTGTAAAATCCAATTGAAATAATGGTTCAATGAATTTAGCATCATCAGAAACTAATTTAGTTTCGTTCAATCTGAAGTCCATGATATGACTTTTACCAAGAGCATCGATGTATCTGCCAGTAACCATAGATTCTTTAATTCCTTTTCTTTCATTCCAACCAGATTTTTCTTTATCAAACTGTTTTTTATCAATACCAGTTTCTATTGGTTGAGTATCCTTGTTATACATAGGTGCTTTACCACGAAATTCAAGATTTGTCTGTCTTTGTTTGTAGTTTTTTTCGCCCATATCTTTTTTCATACGATCTTCAAACTTCTGATCAGGTTTGTTATCATAAACATAATCTTTTAAATTAAGTTTATATTTTTTAACTTCTTCAGCTTCTTCCTCAGTCATATTACGTTTTGGTATTTCATCACCCTTTTCGTTTGTTGAATTACCAACATTTTTAAGTGTTTCATCACCTTTTGCATCAGTTGCTTTAATTTCTTCATTTTCAAGGTCTTCCCCTAATTTATTTGGATTTTCATCAACTTCGGTTTGCTGATCTTTCCACTGTAAATTTTTTTCAACATCGATAATTTCTTTTGTACCGCTATGTTGCAAATCTTTTTTAAAATTTGCTTTGTTTTCATCACCAAGACGATCTTTTAGTATCAAAGATGATGGTTTTTTATCTTCACTCATTTTCATTAATTTTTTATGGTGAATTGAATATGCTTTCAATTCGTTATCTAATTCTTCTAATAATTTTATATCACTTTCGTTCATTGCACTACCACCACCAGTATTTTGCATGCCCATAGGAACGTTGCCACCTACAGTATTGGTTGGTATTGCTTTATTTGACATAGAATTTTGTTTGTCGCCAATAATTGACTCTTCAGTTTCATCAACTTTTTTTACTTTTTCTGGCAAACCTTTATGTTTAGTTGAAGCAAAATCTTCAACATCTTCAGGACTTACATCTTTTGCAATTTTTTTCACTGCACCGCCAACTTTACTTGGACTTAATTCGCCTTTTTGTACAGCATGTGCCATACCGAATAATTGTTGCTGGCTTTTTGATTTTGCAACTTCTTTAATTTCTTTTGATTCTTCCATTTGTCTAAGATTAGGATTATCTAATTTTTCTGTGTTAATATCTGTATTAATTATGTTAAGATCAGTAATTGGCATATTGCCTAAATCGCCATATCCATCATCTGATTTCTTTTCAATATCTGTAATTTCTGGTGTTTGTTTACCATTACCAGCTTTTATTTTATCCCATACTCCAACTGGAGTTCTTGGTATCGATTGAACAATACCATCTGTTTGCATTTGTGGAATTTTATTATCAGGATGTGGTATGAGTGTATGTGGTTCTGTCATATCCTGATGAAAAATTTCAACATCGCCATCTGGACTGTGTTGAAGGTCTTGTCCAAGAAATAACATCGTATTATCTTCAATTTCTCTTATTTTTCCATCACGTTCGGGTGATTGCTGTAATTCACTAACGCCCAATCCCTTATTACTTTTTGAATGTGTTGCTTGGTATACTTGACCAAGTTTATTATTAAAATCTGAATTGTCTTCATTCAATGCCTGAATATATTTTTCAAAACCTTCGGTTTCAATTAAGTAATTACTTTCCTGAATAATAGTACCACCTTTCCACTGTGGTTTTGTTTTTACAGGTGCTTCACCTTTGGGATGTATTAAATCACCTTTACCCCATGCGCTGGGTGTGTAATAAGGACCTGAACCACTTTCACCATTACCTGATACACCTTGACCGCCAGAAAGACCACTACCACCACCAGTACCAGTTGTTTCATTTAAAATGTTACCTTCATCATCAATCAAATTAAAATTACCATGATCAGAAATAAACCAAGTATTGGGATACCATTTATTTGATGTTTTCCATGTTTTTACTGCAGTAAGTGCATCAGTCATTTCTTGAAATTTACCAATTGGTTTTCCATTACAAGAAACATTATATTCTGAACCATTTGATTCAATATAACAATCATCATCTTGAGGTTCATCTTCAGCTTCAACATCAACATTTTTTTGAGGTTCGCCACCAACCATTGTAAATTCTCCCATTAATTTCTTTTTTTCTAAAGGAGCATTTTTTTCATAAATTTTTCTTTTTACCATACCTAATGGTGCACTAAATGCGCCACTACTACCAGCACCAGTCGTTTCTGTTATACCATTAACTACTTCAAGATTATACCCAAGACTTTCAAGTTCTGTTTTTAAACCTTGATATTCTTCAGGAGTGGCAGGACGACTTTCTTTTGCATATTCAGGAGAAGCAGATGAGTGCTGTCCCACATGTGAATATGCTGTTTTAAACTTACCATCATCATCATAATTTTCTTCTGGAAAATAAGCAAATAAATCAGTATTTTTAGGGTCTCTTTCATTAACTAAAAATTCTACTTTTGTTAATGGTTCATTACTTTCAACAACTGCTGGTTTTAAGCCAGTTGGAGCAAGTTTTTCTGGTTTTTGAATATCGGTTTTATGTTGCATGGTTTTTTCTCCCGCCTTTTTTAATTGATTAATACCACTTTGATCTCTTCTTGTCTTTTCTTTAGGAATTGCTTGTTTATATTTTTGCAAATATTTCGGACTGTTGAGAACATAATCATTGAAAATTATATTTTGAATAGTTTCATTATAATGATAACCATATTTTTCTTCACCATTTTCAGCCATTTCTTCGTATTTTGCAGATAATTTAGGGTCTGAAAATACCAATGCTTCCATTTTTGACAAACTGAAGATTTTTTTCTTCAAAGACTGTTCTGCTTCACTCAATAAACCATCAGTTTCATTCAATTTAAGACCTGCTTGAGTATTGATCTTTTTAGTATTGTTTTGAAACTTAACACCCTGTACTGTTGGTTTATTTAATGTCGGTTTAAATGTTTCTTCTTTTAACATTATAATTAATTCTTTTCAATATAAATACTAATTTAAATTTTAAAATCAATATTATCTCTTTTTATATGTCTATTGGTGTATGAGCACAATGGCTGTAAGTTTGTATAATGATTTAGTTTTAAAATTTCTTCTTCGGTTTTTGCTGAACATAATGGAATGATGTGATCAATATCCCATGCAACATTTATTTCATTTGGTTCTCCATTCCAATTGCCATAATTACTCCAATTCATCCAACATTCAAATTTAGATTCTAAATAGATTTTAAATTCTTCAAAATTACAGCCAAGAATTTTTTCTGTTTTTAATACTTTTCTATATCCCTTTAATTTTATCGAACTCACTATTAAACATCTAATATTACATATTAGTTTATATAACGTATCGTATGATTTTCTATCATTTCTGTGTTTTACACTTTTTTTATTTATTTTTTCTTTATTGTTTAAATAACGTATTTTTTTATGCTCAGAAATTTTTTCCTTATTATTTAAATAATACTCTTCAAATTTTTCTATGTTATCCAAATAATATTCTTTTTTATATTTTAAAATTTTTCCAGCATTGTTTTTATAATATTCTTTTTCCTTTTCAAGAATTTTTTCTTTATTATTCAAATAATAAATTCTTATTTTTTCTTTATTTTTTTCATAATATTCTTTATCGTATTTGCCTCTAATTTTCATAATTTCTTAATTATCAATTATTTGATGTCCGTCTTCCAGAAATCACGTTTAGCCCAAAGCGTTTTAACTACTGCCTCCATCGCATTCTTAATAGTCCCAATCATTTCATCTCTGGTCTTACTATTGGTGCTATGAAGTATTCTTTTAATTTCTTTATCGAGACTATCATTAACGAATTTTTTTATTTCATCATTAACAACCTTTTCAACATCAATTTTTTCCATGTTATTCATTCGTTTATTATAAATACTTAGATGGTGCAAAAAGAAAAAACGCATAATAAGTACATTATGCGTTCTTTCGTGATATAAACAGTCCCCAACTTAGTGGGTATATTACTTTGCTAAAAAATGATATAGTACTGCGCCACCAACACCACCAGCACCAAACCATATTAATTTACCACCACTTTTAGTGAAAAAATTACCTATTTTTTGCCAAAATGTTGGTTTAAGTGCTGGTAATATTATTTCAGGAATAATATAACTATCAATATTAATTATTCTAAAATAATCATTAGTATTTGTTACGCTAAATGCAACAGGATAACCTACCTTTTTATCGTTCTTCCAATGAAATTCAATAAATTGTGTATTTGGTAGTGTTAAATATTGAAATGTCAATGTAGGATTTAATTTAAGTACAGGCATAACATTACCAATCCTAATACCATATTTAAGATTTTTTGTTGAATCGCTAAATGTTATGTTCTTATTTATAGTATCGACAAGGGGTTTAGTTAGATTTTTTAGTGAATCAATAATTACATTTGATTCAATTAACGCTGCTGCAATTATTGTATTTTGTTTGTTTGCTGCTGCAACTCTTGCCAATAAATCTTTTTGCTCTGTTGTTAATTGACCATTAATTTTGTTAAGATTTTTTAATGTTTCTTGTAACGTAAGTTTTTCTGTAACCCATTCACCTTGCTTGTTTTGATAAACAGTTGCAGTATCTAACAGTGCATTTTTCAATTTAGTTGCTAAATCAAGTTCTGATTTGAGATTAGCTACTTTCTTTTGATAGAGATACCATCCGCCAGCAACTCCTAATACTAACAATACAATAACTATTATTGTTGTCAGATTTAATTTTATTTGTAATGTACTTCCACTCATGGCTTATAAAATTTTATAATAAATACTAAGATAATCAGTTTTATATAAAAAAATCCTGACAATTACTTATCAGGATTCTTGATTATTATTGTTCTGCAGATTTTTGAATTACACTATCAATCCAATATTCATAAAATTTATCAAAATACGATTCAACTTTTTTCATTATTTCATCGTTCTTTGGGTCATCTTTATTATATCCCTCTAAAGGATTAAATTCAACACCATTTGTATTTTCATCAGGTGTTACCTTATAAACGAATTGTAATACTCCATTAATTGTGCCACCCCAAAAAACATATTTATCGGTTACTTCAAGTTCAATAAAATCAATGCTAATATCATAACCAGTAGGAAATGAATCTTTAAATTTTTGTTCCTCATTTGCCTGATCTTGATCATTTTTTTTATTTACAGGTTTTGCTTCAGCAGTTTCTGGCTGATCTGTCTCTGGTTGAACATCTTCATTTAATTTACGTGTGATTTTAAGCATATCACGCATTGATAATTCGTGCTTTGTTGTTCCTTTGCTCTCATTTACATATGGTTCACCACGCATTCTGCGGAGAAAAATTCTTATTTGACTTGGGGTTGTTTTATCGTTCATACTTTCTATTTTATATAAATACTCTATACGAGTTAATTATGCAATTTTTTATTAAAATTTACAATGTCAAATAAAGGATTAATATCACTGCTTTCATCAATATAATTACTTCTAAAAATAATGCCTTTGTATTTAATAATTTCTTTATTGTAATGATGAAAATCAATACATTGTTTTGGTATATTATATTCTTCACATAATTGTTTACACAGAAGGAAAATACTTTCTATTTGTTCATCAGTAAATTTTTCCCAATATTTATAACCAAACCAATCTTTTTCAATTACGTTTTCATTTTCACATACTTCGCTCAACCAATTAACATATTTATCATCTGGAGATTTAAATAAGTATCCCATGTTTTCAACAATAACTGAAATTAATTTCTTATCGGCTTCTTTAATACCTAGAAAATCTGAATGAAATTTAGTATCAAAATGTTGATATACCACACCATTTCTTGCAATAGTGAAAGTATTCCATTTTTTTGTGTTGCCAATTTCTTTATGTTGTAATCTGATAATATGAAAATTCTCTTTTCTTAAACTTGTTCCCAAAACTATCTGTGTCTTTACAATTTGAGATTTATAATGATTATTATCACCAACTTTATATGTTTCGCTATCTATCTTTAACATAATTTAAACGTATTTTACTTCAATACCACATTCATTAAATAATTCTTCTGCAACTCTCCAACTTTCACCCCTTTTTTCACTATTAAAATCTGGTTTAGTGCAAACAACTCTTTTAATACCCGATTGTATTATTGCTCTGGCACAATCTACACAAGGATATAATTGCATGTAGATTGTAGCATTTCTTGTTGAATCACCCTTTTCTGCTGCTGAATAAATTGCATTCCTTTCGGCATGTTCTGTGTATAAGTACTTCTTATCTTTTTCATATCTGCTTTCAATTGAATCATTTGCACCAATTACAAACCCGTTATAGCCAGTTGAAATTATTCTATTTGAATCATTAACAATTACTGCTCCAACCTTTGTATTCTTATCTTTTGACCACCCCGAAATGTGTTTTGCCAATTCAATAAATTTTAAATCCCATTTTTCGCTATTCATAATTATTATTTTTTAAAAAATTTATCTAACCATTTATTTTTTAAAGATGCTTCATACGCTCCCTTATATTTTTTCTTAAAATCAAATCTCCCTTTGCAATTTAATGATGCTTCATAACATTTTTGTTCTGTCCAATATATTCTTCCATTAATCATATGTTTACAAATATCATCAAGCCAACCATTTTTATATGCTGCTGAAAATTCATGTATAAAATTTTTTTTAAATTCTTTTCTCGTTCTGCATGACAATGCTTTTTCTTTACATAATTCTTTGGTATGTTTAATTTTAGGACCTTTATTAAGTTTTAAAATTAAATTAATCTCATTATGCCAATCATTTTTTAATGATGATGAATATGCACCTCGATATTTTTTTTGAAATTCACTTCTCGTTTTGCATTTTTTTGCTGCTTCAATACATCTTTCTTTAGTCCAAATTAATGTAGTACCACCAATACCACCAGTTTTTGCAACATTTAATATATTCCAACCATCATTTTTATATTTTTTAACATATTCACCTTCCAATTTAGAAGCCTTTTCAACATTAATATAATCAGTTAATTGCTTTCTTATTGGAACATATCCTGTTTTTTTGATATGTTTTGTTACTTGGTCAGTATTACGGCAATCTCTACCATTTTGTCTTTCAATAATATTGTGCGTTATACCAACATAAACACATTTATCTTCAATAAATTCATATGAATATACGCATCTTTTGTATTTGCTACCATATAATATCATATGTGTTGAAATTGTTTTCATCCAACCATTTTTGTATGCAATAGTATTTGCTGATGGTGATTTTTCTTTAAATTCTTTTTTAGTTAAAAATTTTAATGCTTCAATAGCACAATTATTATATGTCCAGTAACCATCTGGTTTTCTTACCTCAATTTCCATAGTCGGTTTTTAGTTAATTTTTTTGCATCTTCGATTAATTTTTCCAAATCTTCTCTCTGATCATCTTCAGCAAAGATATCATCAACATCCATTTTTGCTAATTTATCAACTAGTTTCAATGAATCTTTGAGAATCACTGCTTTTTCGTGATCTTCAGCGTATTGTTTTCGCTGTTCTTCACTAATTTGTGTTGCCATAATTACTGTTTATTATAAATACTAATTATTCAATAGTAAGTGATGATATACCTTCTTCATCCAATTGAACATTAATCAGGTAATCTGGATTAATTTCTTCTTTAGGTTCAATAACCAGAACCTTTCTCATTCCTGCTTTTATTAGCTGAAGTATTTCAATAAATTCTTCAACACTGATGTTAATCAATTTACCCATTACTTCATCAAGTAAGAATATTGTTGGTTTTGCTTTTACATTAATTTGATTCAATGCAAACTTCATTACCACGCTGGAGAATGTTCTTTCTTTACCAGATGTACTAATACAATCAACGATAGCAGTTGGTCTGTTATTATATACCAGTTTGGGACGCAAATCTTCCTGATCAAGCCAAACCTTAAATGGTGCAACAGATAATATATCCTGCAAAGTTATGTTGATCTTTGGTAATATATAATTTGCAAGCATCTGTCTTGGTATGCCATCTCTGTGTACACATTTTTTATATAGACCCATAACAGTATCTTGATATTCCTGTGCTTTAAATGTAACAACTAATAATTCATTGTTCTTAATCTTTATCTGTTTTTCACCAACACTTGTTTTTTTAATTAAAACATTTTCTCTTTTTTCAGTTTCTTCACCTTCTAGTTCAGTCAATTTTAACTTAGCTGCTGTAATACCTTTTTCAATCTTCTGATTTTCTACAATTTGTTTCAAACTATTGTCGTAATTATCAATCTTTTGCTGAAGTAATGTGATTTTAAGTTCTTCATTCTGAATCTTTGTTGGTATTTGATCTAATTCTGTTTGAAGTTCTTTACGTTTTTCAACATCATTCTTTTCATTCGTAAGTGTACCAATTTTTTTAAGTGTTTCTTCCATTTCAAGAGAAGCAAGACGAATTTCTTCATTAATTTTTGCAATTGTTTTGTCTTCATCAATAATATTAAGTTCATGTACCACTTTATCTAAATGTTCTTTCGTATTAATCTTTTCAGCAAGAGGAAACATTTGATCTTCTTTCAGTTTAACTGTTTTGAAAATGTGATCAATATGTTCTTGTTTATTAATTACCTGTCCGCACTGACTACAAATTTTACTATTTTTTAGATCAACAATTTCTTTTTTTAATTTAGCACCCTCTTCTTTTAATCTAAAAATATCACCATTAATAATTTCAATTGCATGATCTTCGATTGTTTTTGTTTGTTCATGGGTTTTAATAAGCATTTTTTGCTGATATTCATTTGTTTTATGAGCATCTTTCTTTTCGATAAACATTTTTAGTTTTTCAGCATCATATGTTTCTTTCAATGGGACGATACTTTGCTCTATAACCGCTTTTCGTGCGTTTAGCTTATTGATCTCTTTGTTGTGAATACCAATAGTCTCTTTTGTACTATCTACGTCCAGAGTGTAAATTTCGGGGTCTATTTTAAATAATTTCTTTGTAAGGTCTTCAACATATTTTCTACCTTTAGCAATTCTTTCCTGAACATCTGGTAATTTAATCGTTTCAATTTCTTTTATTTCAGTTTCAAGTGTTTCAATTTCATGTCCTAATATTTGGTTTTGAAGTGTGATACCATCAATATCACAAAATACTCTAAGTTTTTCATTAACTCTCTTCTCATATATTTTATAACCAGTCAATTTTTTATCAAAAATATCCAGTCCACTATCAAATAAAAGTGAATCGATAAATACTGCCATATCATTAGATAATATTCTATTAAGAGTGTCAGATGTCGTCATAACAATACGCATAAAATTATCATAAGTACCTATGATGCTTTCTATCTTCTTCTGTGTGAGTTTTCTACGATCTTCATCAAGTTTCTCTAATGAAGTATTGTCATTCATTTCTTCATCAGGATTATTAAGCAGATAATAATTCAATGTAGTTGGAGCACCGATAATATCACCTGATTTAGATTTTTTAATTTCAGTTTTTTTCTTAATACCATAATATTCACCATTAGCTTCGATTACAATATAACCTTCGCAATAATCAGCATTGTTTCTGTTATTAACAAAACGTGAATCACCGTATAACTTACGACTTTCTGTTTCCAGTGTTTTGCCAAAAAGAATGTATGATATGAGTTTCATTATGGTTGTTTTTCCAGCAGTATTTTCTCCAGTAATCTGAAATAAACCATCCATATTTCTCCAATCGATTTCTAATTCAGCATATGACATGAAATTCTTACCACCAAACTTAATTACATTCCATTCAATAGTTTGATCTTCAGTAGTGTCAATTAATCCAAGTATTTCTTCATCAAGTGTAATTATATCTTCAATTAGTTGTGAATCAGTACCAATTTTTGCAAGATATTCTCTAAATATTTCATGCTGAACATCTTTATCTGTGATATTCTGCAAAGTAATATTTTCATTTATATCAATTTTTTCATTTTCAAGAAATTCATTCTTATGTGAAATAATTATATCATTATATTTGCTTTTAATATATTCAGCCAGTTTTCTTTCATTTTCTTTAATTCTTGTTTGTGGTAATGTACCCCAGATAAACCTGACCTTCATATATTTTGTTGGATTCGGGATTTCAAAATCCAAATCATTAAAATCTGTATATTGTGTAATTCGAATGTTTTTAAATGAATGTTCATTTTCAATTGGGATTTCTTGAACTGTTTTTGTATTAAGATGCCATAAAAGATAGCCGTGAAACGCATCATCTCCCTCTGTAATATCTTGAGAAATTAATGACCCACAAAATGCTTTAGTTTTATTTTTATCAAGATATTGTTGTTTATGAATGTGAGCAAAAAATGATAAATCACCTTTAAAATCACCTATTTTATAAAATGATTTACTTTTCATTTCAAAACCAGTTGTGGATTTGCAACCATTTACCGATTCATGAAATAGATCAATGTATGTTTTATTTGGGTCTTTTTCTATAAGAAATTTTTTACCCTCTTTTGTTTTCCAAACATTATTTAGTTCGCCATAATGCCAAACCGCCCATACAACATTATCATCATTATAAAAACCAGTTTTATCGTAATAAATAACATTAGGATTATTTAATGTCTTTACAATTGCTTTAACGGAATCAACTCTTTTGGAATTAGATTTTTGCATGTCATGGTTTCCACGTGTTATTCTTACTGGTGCAATTTTACTCAGTTCATTGAGTAAATTATGTGCCATAATTAATTGTTCTGATTGAAGATTTAAATTATCATGAACAAAGTCTCCAACAATTACAATTCTGTTAGGTTTTTTTTCTTTTAATGATTCTATAAGATTTTTAAATACTTTTTCATATTCTTCGTTACGTGTTGGTATTTTACGAATGTGAATATCACCAGTGTGGGCAATTGTTTGTATATTCATATATTTTATAAATTTAAATTATTAATTAAAATCTTTTCAACATTTTTCATTATATATGAAATTCTAATTAATTTAATGTTTTGATTTTTAGCATAATCATTTTTTAAATCATCATTATGTTTTAACATTTTAAACGCTAATTCAGCTCTTTCGTCTGAAATACCGTGAAAATTAATTGGCTTTTCATGTTGTATACCATCATATTCAATAAGTATGTTGTGTTCAGGTAAATAAAAATCAAAGGGTAAAGATATTTTATTCTTACAGTTTTTGAATATTTTTTCTTGAACAAATTTAATATTATTTAATTTTAAAATGTTACCAATTTTTATTTCTCCTTTTGATGAGGTACAAATAGGACAGCCTTTACCACATAAATGATTGCGTGGTAATTGTTTAAAAATTCCATGTTTTTTACAAATAATTTTTATTTTAGTTTTTGCATTAACATAATTTACTAATTTATAATTATATAAATAATTATGTATAATATTTGCATTTTTATTAAATTCATTACTTGTAAATCTATATTTTTTCACACATTTCGAACAACCACTACCACTTAAATGAGATTGGGGTATTTGTTCAAATATACCATGAATTGGACAAATAATTTTTATTTTAGTTTTTGTATCAATATAACTAACCAACGAATAATCATATTTATTATTATGAATTTTATTTGCTTTATTTATGAAATTATTAGTTGTTAAAAAATGATGTTGTCTGTTAATTTCAATACCACAGATAGGACAGCCACGATTATGAACATGATTATCTGGTGTTTGTTTAAAAACTCCATGTACAGGACACAATATTTTTATTTTAGTTTTATTATTAATATATTCGGCTAATATATAGTCATATTTATCATCATGAACATTATTTGCTTTTTTAATAAAATCCGATAAATGGGCAATACGACTAATTTTATTCATTAATAAAAATTTTCACAAATATATCAAAACATACATTCAAAAGCAAGGGTTTTTTAAAATTATCAGGATGACAGTCTTATTCTAATATATCTGCGTTTTGTTTTTTTAATTTGGTCTTAATGTAATTTATTCGATTACTAACAGTACTGCTGGTAAGATTGAATTCTTTACCGATTTCACAATGACTATATCCTTGTATATATTTCATATTTAATAAGCTATAATCAACTGGAGATATTTGCGATGATAAATAAGATACAGTATTACAATTTTCAAATTCTGTATTATTACAAACAGTAAACGAACAACTATTTGATAACGGATTGTCATTATTTGCACTTAATGAAATACCATTACCAGCTACCCAAGCAGTTGGTTCTCCATTAAATCTTAAATTTTGAGCACCATTATCACTGATGCTTATACCGGAATTATTAAACGTTAATGTAAATGAAGTTGAATTTTTTCTCCATGTATCAGTTATAAAATGTTTTGTAATAACCAATACCCATGTTTTAACACTGCCTTTTTCTGAATCAATTGATTTAAGATTTTCAAAAACTTTAATCAATATTTCTGATACATAATCATCAACGTCTTCTGGTTTTTGTTTGGGAAAATTACTTCGTATATAATCATTAACTATTTTTTGATATTTTTTAAAAAATATTTTTTCTGCCTGATGATTTCCATTCACAATGTTTTGAATTAAAATCACGTCTTCCGTATCCTTTCCTATCATAAATCATATAAATATTTTATACATAAGAAATTTGCATCAAAACAAAGGCTTTAATGCAAATTTCTTGTTTATTTTTTAATTAAAACCTTTTATACTCGTCCAAAAACGGAAAGAATCTAATTAATCTGTTCAAAAATGCTGCAGGATAAATAATTAAATTATTTCCTAATGAAAGATATTGTGCCTGAATTTCATTAAATAATTCAATGACCTTTGTTTGTAGTTGTCCATCAGAATTACTGGTATTTAACGTAACACCATTTTTTAATTCCTGAAATGCTTCAAAAATTCTTGAATAATCATTTTTAGCAAGTGTTGCTTCACTTTTTAATCTTTCGTTTTCTTCAGATAATTTTGATGCTTGTTCTTCAAGCCAATTAACATCTTTTGAATCTGGTTCTGGTGTTATTTCAAGAATCTCTTCCTTCTTTTCTTCAGTTTTTAGTGTCA